AGGTGCTACGGGTTCTACTGGTGCAACAGGTTCTACTGGTGCAACGGGCGCTACAGGTGCAGCAGGTACTCCTGGTACTCCAGGTTCTGCTGGGGTTACAGGTTTTACAGGGGCCACGGGTGCTACAGGTGCTACTGGCGCCGGACCCGTATATACAACTTTATCAGCCGGTGGATTTTTAAATCCAAACGGAGGAACTGTTGGTCCGGGACAATTTAATGCTTTAAATGCTCAATATGTATTACTAGGAGGTGTAACAATTGGTCCATTTGGTCTCAATCAACTATTCACTGTACTTAATCGTGTAGGTATAACAGCCCTTGGTGCCACAGGAATTTTCTACAGTTTGAGTTAATAAATATTTTTTAATCCTATCATAATTTATCAACAGTTTTGATATTCATTTGAAACAATATCAAAAAATTTTATAAAAAATTCTATATCCAATAATTAACCATGTATTGATTAAAAATAATGATCGACAAGATTTAGATATAATATTTTAGTTGACGGAAAAAACTACATTATAAGGTTTACTTCTATGATAATAACATTAAAATACACTTTTTGAAATAGAATATTATTTAAATTTCAAAAAGATTTATGTACCCTATTGGATAAATAATATAATAAATTATTTTAGTTTAGGTATGAACATTTTCAATAGTATCGATGATTTTTTTTTCCTGAATAATATCTTTGTTATTTTTATCATCTATCCGTCCTTCTTTTATATCTGCTGTTTTATCCTTCAATTCAGCCAATTCATCCTTTAACTCTTTGTCAAGTTCATTTTCGTCTAATTTATCCATCTCATCATCGGTTTCTTCATCGATAACTTCAGGCTGATGATTGGGTTGAATATTACTCAAAACACCCATAAGTCCTGACATCATGGGGGCAATATTGAGTAAAGGATTCACTAAATTTGGCGGACTTGTTGGTATGTCTTGTTGATTCCTGATGATACCAGGAACATGTTGTGGAAAATGTTGAAGAGGTCTGGGCGAATTTAAATTATTCATGGGATTTAAAGGAGGTAAATTCGAATGAATAGGAAATTCCAGGTTTTCTATATTATTTAACCCATCCATATTTCTAGATCGACCGGTTCGTAATAATTTTTCATGATTTTCAATATATCGTTGTTGTTCTAAAATCTGATTTTGTAAAGATTCAATGGCTGATAATTGATAACTCATTTTTTTATTGAAATGATAATATAAAGCAATTATAATTATGATAAAAACTAAACATTGAATCAAGAATATCGTCGATTGTTGCATTTTTTATTATATTTCATTTTATTTAAATAAGTTTAACGGGCAAAAGAAATTATGACGCATTTATTTTGAAATTTTCAACGATGTAAAATATTGAATAGTTTTTTCAATTCCATCCTTAAAAGAAGTTTTCGGTTCCCAATTAATATATTTTTTTACTTTTGTGATATCTGGTTTTCTTTTTTTTGGATCGTCTTGAGGCAAAGGTAAAAAAACAATTTTGGAAGAAGAATTTGTCATATTCAAAATAAATTCAGCAGTTTCTAATATCGTTTTTTCATCCGGATTCCCTAAATTAATAGGTCCAATAAATTGATTCATGTCCATTATTTTTATTAATCCATCCACAATATCAGAAACATAGCAAAAACTTCTTGTTTGCATCCCATCTCCATAGATAGTAATGTCTTTATTGTTTAATGCCTGGACAATAAAATTACTTATCACTCTTCCATCATTTTCATTAAGTCTTGGTCCAAAAGTGTTGAATATTCTTACAATTCGTATATCAACATTATGAATACGATGATATTCTATCATTAACGATTCGGCCACTCTTTTTCCTTCATCATAACAAGATCGAATCCCTATAGGATTCACATTTCCCCAATATTCTTCATTTTGGGGGGAAACTAATGGATCTCCATATACTTCTGAAGTAGACGTAAACAAAATTTTTGCTTTATTTCGTTTCGCTAATCCGAGCATATTTAAAGTTCCTATGAAATTAGTTTTTAATGTTTTAATAGAATTATATTGATAATCTTTAGGACTCGCAGGACAGGCTAAATGATAAATTTCATCTGCTTCTATATACAATTTTTGTGTGACATCGTGTCGAATAAATTCAAAATTAGGATTTGATAATAAATGTTTTATATTTTCTATCTTTCCACAAAAATTATTATCTACACATAATACATGATTTTCATTATTTAATAATAATTTTTCGCATAAATGACTACCAATAAAACCAGTTCCCCCTGTGACTATTATAATTTTTTTTTTCATTTAATTATATTAAAAAAATTATAATAAACGGTAACATTTTATATTTGCTCTACATTGCGGGCAAGAATAATTTTTTAAAAACCATAATTGAAGACAATTTTTATGATAAAAATGCCAACACGGAGTGATTACTAATTCATTTTGAATGGTCGAAAAACATATACAGCATAAATGTAAAGGTTTTTTTTTGAAAAACACGTTCCACACTACTTTATTTAATAATTATTTATTTATGTATTTCTACATGACATTTCTCACATAAAGAGATTAAATTATAGAGTCCGTTTTTATCATGATTTTTAGGAATGTCTCGAAAAACTTTTTGTGGCGTAATATGATGGGTATGTAAATTATTTTTAGACCCACATTTTTGACACTCGGAAATAATTAATTTTTTATTGTATTTTGATGATTTATATTGTAAATTATCATCCTGAATGATTATATCGATTCTTTCTCTAAAATCAAAAGCCCTCGATATAAAATCTTTGGGCAACCCTAACGATTTAGCAATTTCAATTCCATAAATATCTTCTCCCGCACCATCGTATAATTCTCTATCATATCGTATTCGTATATCTTCAATCAAAAAAGAATTAAAATTTTCAGAAATGACTTTAAAATGTTTAATATCAATGAAATGATTATCTCGGATTTCAGGAATATGAGAAACTATATGTAAATGGGTGGTAAACAAAAATAGTATCTCTTTTTTTACAAAATGTAATAAAGCAGATGATACAATACCCGTCGCCGATCTCGTTTCAGTACCTGATGTTAATTCATCGCATAAAACCAAAGATTTATGATGACTTTTTTGTAAAATATAATTCAATTCACTCATTTCTGCAACGAAGGTAGAATGTCCACAAAATAAATTATCATAAGTCCCTATTTTTGTAAATAAACTTTGAATATTTGTATGTTGAAATTCTTTGGCTGGTACATATAAACCACACTGTGCCAACCAAACAGCACACCCTAAACTCTTTAATAAAGTACTTTTTCCCGAGCTATTCATGCCATACAATAGCATCCCAATATTTTTATTTCCTAACGTAAAAGTGTAAGGCACAAATAATTGATCTTTTTCGATATATTCATAAATAGGGTGTCTTAAATCTTGAACTATAATTTGGGAATGTTGTGTTTCATCAGAAGATATTAATATTGGTCTGGTATAATTATTTTTTTTAAAAAATATGGCGAGATGTATAAAGCAATCTAATTCACTTATATGATAAATAATATCATCTAAATCTTTACTATATTTTGATAAAATATCATCCGAAATGGAACGAAAAGTTTTCAGTATATAACTTTCTTTTTCTTGATTCAATGATTGTAATATAGAAGACGTTTTATCTAATAATTCAAAACTTAGTTTTACATAAGTTTTATTCTTTGAAATTTCGTATAATTTATTATTTGTATTCTTGTATTGATAAGATTCCCATTTTTTTATTGTACTATAAAGATAAAAACTTCCATCCTGATTTTTTTGCAATTTAAAATATTCTTTGAATTCTTCTTCAATATTTGCAAGAATGATTTTTTGATTCTCACATTTTTCTTCAAATTCCAACATTTCATAATTAGATTTTTTAATGAAATTAATATCTTCATTCTGCATTTTTTCCAAATCAAAAGAAGTTTCAATTTCAGTTTTGAATATTTGAAATTGTTCATAATTTTGGTAATAATCAATAAAATACGGATTCCATTTGTCAAATATATCAAAGATAGATAATAAAAAATGACCCGTTAAACGATATGATAATTTATTTCTTCGCCATTTTAATAATAACCATTCTAAATCGAGAATAGTCATATCAAAACAACATGATTCTTTCTGGAAATAATCAATCTTTCGCAATCGATCTTCAATGAGATTAATATCCGTAATAGGTCTCCGTAAAATATTATTTAAAACCCTTTTTCCAAGACCACCCATATCTTTTGATAAAATATCGATTAACGATTTTTGTTTTTTAACTTGGACAAAACTTCTCCTTCTCTCACATATCGAAGAAATATTTAATTCTATGAATGCATCGCGATTAAATTCCATATGACCTCCTAAACCATTTATAAATTTTGGTTTGTGTAGTTTTGTGGCAAGTATAGGGTCATGTTTTTTAATATAATATAAAATCATAATCAATACATGAAGAATAGACATATGTCTTTCAAGACCTAAATAGAGAACAGGATCATGTTTTGTTTCATATAACTCCTGTAATAATCCAATACAGAGTTCTGAAGAATAATTTTCTTCCATGAAAACAGTTTTGGTTCCAAAATTATTAATACTATGAATACTTTTTTGGACACCTTCTGAATCGTCTTCAAACCCAGTGAATCGAATAAGTAATTCTGGGGGTGAAAAATTTAATATTAAATTTTGTAATTCTCTCTGATAATCATCCAAATCATTTTCAAAAACAAAAACCTCTCCAGAATTCATATCTACGTATGCCAATGATAATAAAAATCTATATTTTTTAACCCGTGTACCATCTTTATATCTTTCAATGTGAATTCCAAATAAACGTCTATCAGACGAATTGATAATTTCATCTTCACTTTCGTGTCGCATTATATGATTATATATTCCTTTCAGTATCCTCGATTGTTTATTATCTGCATCCTGATCATAAACGACTACTGTAAACCCCTCATCATTTAATTTTGCAAGATGTTTTGCCAATACATAAGTCGGGAAGCCAACCATCCATGGATTATTATCAGCAATAGATTTATTCCCATTTTTTTTTGTTAAATGCATCCTTAACACATTAGAAATTATTTTAGCGCAACCCCTGTTAGGTTCATCAATCTCATAAGCTTCATAAAACGAACCCACCTGCATTAATAATAATAATTGCTCGTTTTTAAATTCGTCCTTATATTTTTCAAATAGTTCAAAATATTCATTTAAAAGAGGTGTCATTTCATTAAATTATTATTTCTTTAAACCAACATACAATTAAAACATTATAATTCTATACTGCAAAAAAAAAACTTATGACGACGTAATAAAATAAATTTTACAATATAAATGAATATAAATTGGTACAAACCAGGAAAAATAATCAAGGTAAATGATTTGATGCAAAAAAATTATTCGTATCCGTTAACTAAACATTATGGTGATTTAAGCGATTATCCTGAATTCAAACCGGAATTATCTCCACAACAAATGTTAGAAATGGGTATTTTTGAGGGAAAGTATCTAAATGATTGTATTCACGAATTTCCCAAAGAATGGTTTGAAAAGGCATTCAAAAAGGGAAAATTATCGGAGAAAGCAGATCCTTCTATTAATTATTTTAAAATTAAATCTAGACAACCCCTGTCCGTATGGAAACAAAATGGATGGATCTATGGTGATGACGTTAGAGGTTGGTTTCAATGGTATTGCAGATTTTATATTGGACGAAGAGATACAAAGAATGATCCAATACAAATCAAACGATGGGCTTCCTTTAAAAGACATAAGGCTCAGATTATCAAAAATTGTAAAAAGAATGATATAACGTGCAGACCTAAACAACGACAAGCTTTATTACAATGGGCCTATAATCCTATTTTTTAGTTTTGGTGCTGATTTCATAAAACATACATTCTTTTTAACAATCGATGAGGATGAACTTGTGCTGATCGTCCATGCACTATGGCTTCATTATTAATAATCCAAAGATCTCCCGAACGTAAAATAAAACTATTTTTATTCGATTCTGAAACTTCTCGTAAATTTTCATAAGCTTTTTTTGCATCCACATCACGAAATTCGATATCACAGTGATTGGCCATAACGAGTTGAAAAGGATTAATAAGGATAGGATTCCACTGAAGAGGATAAGATAATAAAAAGGATTGGGGAGGATGAATACAAAAATCAGGTTTTTTTAGTATTTTTTTTGTAATTGGATGTAATTTCTTTACAATATCCTCATGTGACAAAAAATAGGTATGGGTGAAAAAATTTCGAATACAAAATAATAATACGTATTTGGGTCGAACCTTATGAAACGCCATTTCGGTATGTAAACCAATCGCAACATTCGAACCTTTTGATGTTTTTGTGTTTTCATATCCGTGAAACGGTTTAATATCATGAATAATTTTTCCATTTCGTTCGCCAAGGTAAGCCAATGGTTTACCCAATCTAACGGCTGTATTCCATAAAATATTTTCTGCTTGTTCTATTGCAAGATTTCGAAACAACATTCTTTATTTTTTTGGGAAGGGGTTCAAATGTTTCATTTTTTCAAAATGAAACATTTTACCCGTTAATGACCAAAAATATGTGGCATAATGAATAATTTTTATGAAAAATAGTTTAATAAAATAAAATGGTCAAATTATCATGGATATTACCAATTTTCACTTTATTTCATCACGATACTACCAAAATTATAATGACAAATACAATCGATAATTCACAAGTATATGTACAGAATATAAATAATATTAAAAAAAGATATAATGATAAACCATTATTGGAAATAAATATTTTACGAAAAAGTAATGATGAAATAGATAATGGTCATAATATATATATTCATGATATTTATAAAAATATTGAATTAGAAAAAAAAGTTATACCTTCTTATCATAATTATGATACCTTTCATTATCAATATTTATACAATCGGTACTCAAAATTAATTAATTATAATGAGTATTGTTTATTAGAAGAAAAATTAAGTAATATCGTCATTCAATATATTCAAGATAAAAGAAATGTCCGATATTTGATACGATTCGATGATCCATTCTGGTTGAATAGTAATTCTATAAAATCGTTAATGACCAAAGAAGAACAATCTAAAATTGCAACATTTCATTTTAAAAATCTCGACTATGATAGCAATGATATCATAGATCCTAAAGACCATAATATTTTTCTATGGGATATAAAAGAACATAATCGTATATAATTTCATCATAAAAATTGATATATTATATTAAAAAATAATATAGTATTTAAATGGAGTCCATCGATTTTCATCACAATAATGTACCGATTACTATACGATTTTATTACGCATCGAATCCGTTTGATATAAAAGATGTTTTCATTGAAAAAAATAAATTGTCTCTGTTTCTAGAAAAAAATTATATTCCTGATGATAAATTTATCCACAAGGTTTGTAATTATTTATTTACGTTAGCCGATAATGTTATAAATAAAGATCCGTTGGATGAAAAATCGGCAAATATTTTTTTAAAATATTCACCAATAATAAGAAATGATTATAAAAAATGATCTAATCGCGTTCATCGATCATGATTTTCGGTTTTTTGGTGCTTCCATTTATTTAAAATATTTATATGAAACCTTGATTTCACGATTTAATCTCGTTTATCTTATCCCAAAAGAACCAAGGATAAAATTAACCTTTCCCTATAAAGTTTATGGTAATAATGTTATTACTATAATTCGAGAAATGAATCCAAAAATTATTTATATAAATTCTATGAACGATGAAATCAGAACCAATTGGGAATTGATTAACAAATATCCGGTAATTTATCACAGTCATGAAAAATTTTCATCAATACTTCCTGATTTTGTTGTTTCTCCTTATATTTCCTCATTATATAATGACCCCGTACAAATACAACCACCTTTTTTTCCAAATCATAAATTAAACGAAATATTTTCTGTTAAAGAAAAAATAAATTTATATTCAAATGATCCAATTACGATAGGTATGTGTGGGGAAATTTCGGATCGAAAAGAATTCAGATTATTTAATCTCGTAAGTAAATTATTCCCGCAATTTAATTTTGTCTGGTTAGGAGGAAATGAGGATAAAAAAATGTCCTCCAATTTTTTTATTAAAGGATATACCGAATGTCCGTATGATTATTTCAATTCTTTTGATTATCTTTTATTTACAGGAAAAAATGATCCATGTCCGTACGTTATTTTAGAAAATATAATATTGAATACAAAAATTATACTATTTAAAAACAGCATATTGACAAACTTATCAAACGTAGAATGCATCATATTTATTGATGAAAATTTATCATTAAAATCAACTATCAAATCTCTTATTTTACATGCAAAGGATAAAAGATATAATGATTGTAATCATAAATTTGGATTAAATTATATAAAAACACATTTTACTTCGATCCAAAATGTAATTAAAGAATTAGAAAAAAAAAGTTGTAAATAAATCCATGTTAAATTTTGGTGAACCTATATTTAATTATTGGTTTCTTTTACCGATACAAGACGATAATGTGCCAACGAATTATATTGCAGTCCGACGGAAACCATTGAATTATGAAGAAGAGTATATCTTGAAAAAACAATTACAAAAAGGTAAAAAAATAATAGGATTATCATCTTTTGGTGATTTTCCCAAAAATGAAAAAATATTTTTAGATCAATATGGAAAACATATAATACTATGGTGTCATTGTTTTAAAAATCCAGAAATATTTATTCCTCCCAGTATACCGACATTATTATTGTCGGAAACGGACCTATATCCTTTTATACCATTTTTATTAAGTATACCGGAATCAAGTCCCAAACAGTATGATTTTTTATGTTACCTACCATTCCATTCTACATTTAAAAATGCTGAAAAGGCAGTAGGATATTTGAATCAATTAGCAAATAAATATAAAATTATTGCTTTTACGAATGACGATTATTTTCCGAATTTGATTGTTGCTCAGAAATTATATATACCGTGGGAAGAATTTATCACATACCTGAGTTCTTCAAGATTTTTAATCAACTTTGCAGAAGAGGATGCCAGTCCTAGAACGATTATCGAAGCAATATATCTAAATGTGCCTGTTTTAGTAAATAAAGATATTTACGGAGGTTGGAAATACATCATACCCGGAATCACAGGAAATTTTATACATTTAGATCAAGATTTTGAAACACAAATCGATAAATTTTATAATGATAAACATTATAATCCTCGTCGATATGCACTCGATCATTTTTTAACCATGAAGGATAATTCTCAAATTTTAAAAGAAACAATTACAAATTTAGAAAATTTGAATATGACACAATTTGCTGATTATTTTATCTATATTAATCTTAAAAATCGTAAAGATCGACGCTTATCAATAGAATTTGAAATGAATCGTTTGCAGATTCCTAAAGATAAAATTATTAGAATCGACGCGATTGAAAATAAAAAGAATGGTCATTTAGGATGTTGTGAAAGTCATATTTTTGCATTAGAATCGTGTTTAAAAATGGAAGGCAAAAGATTTATGATTTTTGAAGATGATTTTGAATTTTCACTCAGCAAAGAAAGGATTTGTTACATGTTGCAAAAGTTTATTCAAGAATTTCCGGACTTTGATATATTTTTATTATATTGTTTTCAAGAATTTGAAATTATTACAAAGAATCGTTTTATATATAGGATTATAAATGCGAGTTCAACCATTGGATACTGGATGAATAAAGAAAAAATTCCTATATTTTTGCAATGTTTTAATAATGCAAGAAATAAACTGATTCAAGAAACACAAGAATGTCCACATAATAAAAAAATTTCTTACACAAAATACGCAATTGACCAGATGTGGAAAAATTTACAAAAAGATTATTTTTTCTATACAACAATCCCAATGATAGGAAATCCAAAGTCTAGATTGTATTCGTCAATTATCTAATCTTTTTTTTAAATCAGAAATAACTTTTCTCTGAATTTCCTGATGATGTTTTAAAAAATTAGCATATTGTTGATGATCTAATTTTAATTGAAAAAATGATAAATCTTTATTCATCAACATTTTTATAATCTTGAATAACATCTCCAAAGAAATATTTCCATCTATATTTAAACTTCTGCACAATCGTAATAATATTTGCTCTTTTGATACGTATTCTTGCGATAATCCTTTTGATGCACATAATAATAATGTATAATTACTAAACAAATATTTCGCTTCTATCGTTTCCTCAAGATTATTTTCATTCAATATATTGTAAATGAAAATAGAACTCTGATTGGTCTGGAAACATTTTGGATAGGCCCGATTTTTTTTGCTAATCGACATTTTACTATTAATAAATATTTTTTTTAATTAAAGAAAAATTATTATTTAAAAAAATGTCATGTTTAATATGCGCGGAAAAATTTACACAATCGGTTAGAAAAAAGATTGAATGTCTATTTTGTAATAATTCTTTTTGCACACAATGTATTAAAAAATATTTATTATCGAATCAAAATGATCCATGTTGTATGAATTGTAAACATGAATGGAATCGTGAATTCATTGATTTAATTCTATCCAAAAATTTTAGGATCAAAGATTATAAAAAACATAGAGAAAATGTATTATTCGAACGAGAAAAAATGTTTTTCCAGGACACCCTCCATTTAATGGATACAAATATGGATCAAAAGAAGATATGTCATGAAAAAATAAATGAATTTATAGGAGTAAAGAAAGATTTGCAAAAAAAATTATCGGAAATCAATTCCAATCTTTCAACCTATAGAAATAATTTGCACATGTTGGAAAATAATCCTACCATGATCGTTAAAGATATCCATCAACCAGAAAAAAAACAATTTATCAAAAAATGCTCATTTGAAGAGTGTAAAGGTTATATAAATCATAAAGGCTCATGTGGTTTATGTAAAACAATAATTTGTATGAATTGTTATGAAATAAAAAATCAGAATCATACCTGTATACAAGAAAATGTAGATTCTGTTGCTCAAATCAAAAAGGATACGAAACCATGTCCCAAATGCAATGTGTTAATATTTAAGATTGATGGATGTAGACAGATGTGGTGTACACAATGTCATACAGCATTTGATTGGAAATCAGGGAATATTATTCTTGGAAAAGTTCATAATCCTCATTATTATGAATGGCAAAAAAATAATACAGATCAAATCAATAATGAATGTAATGCGGATGAATTACCATCTTTAGGAAGGATGAGAGTTCATTATCATAATATCTGTTTAGATTTATTAATTAAAAAACGTCTCTATGAAATCCATAGAAATATAATTCATTTACAAGATTTAGAGATGCCTCGATTGAATGATTTTATGCAACATGATCTTTTCTCCAGAAATCTAGAAATCAGAGTTCAATATTTAAAATCTAATCTTAATGAAACTATTTATAAAAATCAATTGGCCTTGAAAGAAAATAAAACCGAACGGAATAGAAATTTGTATTTATTATATGAAATGCTCATCAACGCAATGATATCTATATTTTATGAAACACTGACATTTTCTAAACAAGAAATCGAAAACATTTCAATTAAAAAAATAAATTCTTTACACGAATATGCGAATCAACAATTAGATATTCATTGTAAACGTTTTTCTATTCGAAAATTTAATTTTAATACAGATTTTGTACTCGTACGTCTCTAAAAAATTGATTTTATTATGAATTATTCAACAATAAAAAATGTATGAAATCAGATTAGAAAATGAGAATGATACGATAGGTAATTTAATTAGCAAGGAACTCTTGAAAAATCCACAAGTTACTTATGCTGCCTATCAAAAAAAACATCCATTTGATCAAGAAATTTATATTTTATTTGAAACAAACCAGGATCCTGAAAAGATATTTTTACAAACTTTATCGGATTTAATAATCATTGTTAAAAATTTACAAAGTCAACTTCCATCTAATATAGAATAAAATCCAAATTATGAGTGAATTTTTTTAAATAATTTTTATTTAAAATAAATGTCATCAAAATTATTGGAAAAAGAAATTCCTTATTCACAAATCCTAAAATTTTTAACCAATATGCAAAAAAGACATTTTCAATCATTAAACAAAACGGCTAAATTATTATTATTGGCAAATATTAAAAAATTATCATTCAATCAGAGAACTCCCAATTTATATACTTATCTTCAATGGATCAGAAATAATTCTCAATATTTATCAGGAATTGTAGAGATTGAAATAGATACACAAGACGCTCAAGAATTTTCTCAGATTATGAATACTCTGGTTCTATTAGAATATAAAAATATAAATAAAATCGTAATTCGATACCTTTTCCAGATTATAAATCCAAATATTCTGAAACAATTTTTTTATAAAATTCCAAACATTCAAATTTTAAACATTACCAACATTATTTTTGCAGAAATCTTAGATATTTATATTTTCAAATATATTCAGGTATTAGAAATAACGAATAATATATTGGATATTTTTGACGAAACACGATTTACATTATTTTTTAAAAATAATCATTGGAAATATCTCCGGGAAATTTATATTTATAATATAAATACGTCTGGATTTAGTATACTATGTAATTGTTTTATGCAAAATAAATCCAAAATAGAAAAAATTAATTTATTTTTTTTCGATATCACTGAAATATCGGGTCCTATCAAAAGTTATCTCGAATCCGATTTGATTAAAAAAATAAGAACTATTGAAATTAATAATTCAGAACATTTCATAAATGATCGATTGATTGAATATTTTTTTACACCTCTTATTCACAAAATAGAGTCTAATTTAATTAATGATGATCATTTAATAACTATTGGAAATACTTGTACCTCTTTAAAAGAATTGGATATTATACAAGCATTATTTACTCAACGAGGATTCCATAAATTTTTAAAAACAAATCAATGCAAACATTTAAAAAAATTAACGGCCAATCTGAACTATTTATACCCCGAAAATATACATCAATATTTGCCGAGTCTCGAAGAAATGAATCTTGATTATTTTTGTGATTTACAGGATGAAATAAACACCAAAAATTTTTTAATAGCGAGTCAAGATTTAAAATCAATTGAATTTTCATCATCATGGGATTATAATTATATTATCCCTGAATTTCAAAAATTCAAACACTTGGAATCATTATCCTTTTCTTACAATTATATATCCTTGTCTCAATTTATATTATTAATGAATGTATTAAATCAACATGTAATAAAATCCATCAGTTTAAATATTAGTGAATTTTCGTTTGAAATGATTGCGCCATTCTTTAAACATCTGAGTCATTTACAAGAAATTATAATTGGATTCCATGTGCACGAGGATTTTAATAGAATCATGATTGAAATACAAATGATGAGATTTTTAGATATTATTTCTTCACTCGATATTAAAAATCGTCATCTTACGAAATTAAATCTAATTGCAAATATAAACAATAATGAAATTAGAATTCCAAATCATAGACAAAGAATGTTACAATTATTAGATAAATTTCCAAATTTGAAATCAGTTCAATTAGGATGGGGAATATTTTATTTCCCCTAAAAATATTTGTAAAAAAAAAAGTTATTTCTTAATACCAAAAAAATGACTCAAAAAATACAAATTCAATCTCATTCGAGTGGTACTGTTTTAGGATTAAAATGGTACTGGTGGTTAATCATCGTCGTCGGTTTTATTGTTATTACTGGAGGATTATCCTCTATTCTTGGAGGATCTAAAAGTTTAGGGAGTAAACTTGCTCAGGCTGTATTAGGATTTGCGGCGGGGGTGTTGAGTGCATTATCAAAAAGTCCATTGGCATGGTTTTTTGCCATCATTTTTCTAGGACCTATAGCATTTAGAGGGGCTTGTGGATTTTACAAAACGTATAAAGAACATTTTGCGA